TCTAATACCGGGTGAGTTCATATCCTCGTTCTTTGTTGATTGGATATACCTTTCTTCGAATAAGACTATTTCAGGGTCTTCAAATCCTGGAGGGTCAACCCAAAACGTTTCACCTAAACAACATTCAGGATTTTTATGCCACATTAACCAAGGTAAATGTAATTTAAAATTTCTAGCTTGACCTGTGGTATCATATGGTGCTGATTCGTCATATGGTTGTAACGCAAATTTCTCACCATAAAATAAATCTATTGTTTGATTTGTATAATGAATAATCCCAATTGCCTTTTGTTCTTCAGGTTGAAGTTTAATAATCTCACCGAATGAATTATAATAATACGTATCAGTAGTTTCAGCACTGAAAGTATTATTAATGTAAAAAGTTTGACCACTGTTTGACATATACCCCAAATATTCTTTAGTTCCTAAATAATTAACCGAACCAAATTGTTGGTAATCTTTATAAACCGCAGAATCTAAACCAGCCAAGTTTTCAGACCAAGGAATATTCATATTCCAAATTTTAACATCAAACTCGTCTTGAGAACAAACGGATTCAAAGTTGATAATATCATCATTATAATGATTTAAAGGTGTTATACTATCATACAAATCAGTCATTGTTTTTGGATAAACTATTAACCTAGCATAACAACTTGCAAATGTAATATTAGAATAATCCGGTGTTGGTCTGTCTAAAGTAATTTTATTATTACACACATCAATAACTCTATAAGTGATAATTGGATAACATGATGACATTGACATAAAACACTCAGTTTTTAAAGGTGTTGGTGTTGGTTCCGGACAACAACTTGAGGTTACCGATGGTGTCGGTGTTGGCGTCCCACAAGGTGCGTTTTTTGTAGCAGTAACTGATGGTGTCGGTGTTGGTGTCGAATACTGACTTGACGTTGGCGTTGGTGTCGGTAAATTCTCACAACTACAATTATTATTCCCCAATTTATCATAATATATTGTCACAAAATCACCAACATTAGGTAACGTATATTGAACGGGGTTACAACTTATATTATCAACACTAATAACTGTCCCACCTGTTAAACTTGACATATTAACAACATAATTTGAGTATTTAGCAATATCATTACTAGTAACCGCACTCCAAGATGTTGGTAATGAATCTGTGTTACCACTGAAAAAACCTCTCATAGCCGCAGTATTATAAATCGGACTAATAACCGAATCCATATATGGAATCCCATATGTATTTCCGTTATTACCATCAACATAATAAGGGTATTTAACATTTTGTTTATTTGATTCAGGGTTACCACTACTGTTTTGTGCGTTAAACCCTGATTCCAATATCATAGTATTACTAATCGGATAAGTTGGGTCTAAGTAATTGTATAACATTTCACTATCCCCAACTTGGAAATAAGTAATATTAAATTTACCTTGAGACAACATTTGTCTTGCAGTATCCGTTAATTTACTATTTATTAATCCTGATGTATTTTTTAATATAAATCCCATTTTTTATTTTTTTTTAATTATTCGTATAATGATTTAGTATAACCCCCTAATGAACAACAATCACAATTACTTATCTCAGAAGGTTGACCAAAAAACTGAATCAAATCCAAACTATAGTAACAACAGTTTAAATAAGTATTAGACGCCTTTTGACCATAAGCTAATGGACCTAATGAGTTTTCATCGGTTTCACTTAATGATTGGTTTGATGATGGCGAACTTTGACACGACCCTAAAAGGTATGAAGTCATTTTTATAACATAAACATCGGTATTTGTATATGTTAAATTACTGTAAACATACTCATAATTAGTATGAAATGAACTATAACCCTGACATCCGGAATTAGGGTTAGAGTATGTGTTAGTTATTGAATTATCAGCATAAGTTAATGTTGTCCCATTTTTAATAACAATAGGCGTTATAGTCCCTGTTGCTGAGTTAAGTGAAGGACTTCTTAGAAATCTAGCAGATGAAGTAATATTAAAAGTTACAGTAACACCATTAGGTAATGGTGGGTCAACAGTTATTGCATATTCATTTAATATCTCCCTTGGTTGTGATGCCGTAATTTCAGTCGAAGAAATCAATTTCAAACTAAAATTGTATTCAACTGATTCTATTTGAGGGTCCATTTGAACTAATTCACTTTTTACGGTTCCGTTTGAATCTCGAATCATTACTGTTAATTGACGGTCACCACAAATATTAGTTTTAAAAGGTGAATTACCGTATGTTACACCATTATTAAATGAATACTGATATGGTGGAATACCACCACTACCTAACACAGTTATTGACCCATTACAAGTACAAGTTGGGTTATTTTTAGTAACATCCATCGTTAATTCATCAGCCAATGGACACACACCTTGATTAGCACTAACCACATACGGACCACCAATAACCGTCCAATTACCATTAATTGGTGGTGATGCGGGATTAGTATTTATAACTTGGATACTACCCAAACTATCGCCTGATAAAACCCAATAATTTGGTGTTGTTGTGTTATTCCAAATCAATCTAAGTGTTGAATCATCACTTAACCAACTTTGTTTACCGTTATAAAATCCAACACAATTAAAATGTAATGGTATTCGTCGGTCTGTCGTGGCATAATCTTCTAAATCGAAAAAGTACATATATTTTTTTTTTAACTTCTATTATAAAAATAATCCCACCCAGCATTTGCTCGGACAGTTGTTATAACCAAACATAAATCATTACAAGGTGGTAATGTGGTTGAGGTTGTTGTTGAACTTGTGGTTGTAGTAGTCGCGGTTAAATTACAATTACTAACAATTGTAAAATCACCGTTAGAATCAGTAACTGTTGCGGTGTAAGTCCCAACACTTAAATTATATATTGATTGTGAAACCCCTAACCCCCCATTCCATTGTATTGAATATGGTGGTGTACCACCTGTAATATACAAACTAGCCACTCCGTCTGAAGCCGTAGACGACGATGGTTTCTTTGCATTACAAGCAACATACATTGGGAATATTGTTATACTCCCACATTGATTTCTTTCAGTAGGTCCTGGCATACTATTTTTTTATAATAAATAATCAACACTTTCGTTTTTTACTAAACTTTCCATAACTTCAACATATTTTTTCGTAGCACTGTTAGAATCAACATAATCAAAATAGTCAATGTTATAATGTAATAATTTAAGTGGATTAACATTTATGAATTCTCCTTTGTAAAATTTATCACCTTTTAATTCATCTGTAACACCCGCCATATGTAATATTGGGTGTTTCTCATACTTATCAACACTATCAGTTCCCCAAGAAAATGACAATGTATCAGTAATTCTAGTTTCATTACCAATTAACCAAAGATTCCACAATACCGCCCACATATCTGAAGTCCACATTTGTATTTCGTGAGGTATAGGGTGTTCATTATGAAATATAAGCAATGTTAAATATAGTGATTGACTATCACGATAAACTTTTTCCCAAAATAAATAATCAGTGTTTTTAATCAAATATTGAGCACCTCCTGAGTTTTCTTCGTTTTCTTTAACAATCTCAGGGTCAATACCAATCACCTTACACATTTTGTTTAACAATTCATCTTCGTTTAATGTCGTATGAACATCTGAGTATCGTTTAGAACAAGTTTTAATATACTCATAACCAATATATGATTTAGTGTTTGATAAATAACAGTATTCATCATTAATCAAACTTTTAAAGTCAGGTAACTCTCTGAAAATAATATCCGAATCGTGATAAAAATAACACTCACCAAATTGGGGGTGTTCTTTCAACCATCTAGATAAGATTAAAGGTCTTAATGTTGGAATGTATATTTTACTTTCCCTATCATCAGTATAATGATGAACATTAACCCCTAATTTTAATAACTTTAATGACTCATCACTTGGTTCGTTATCAATATCAACAATAAATAAAACATGAATCTGATTAGGGTTTACACCTTTTTCTATAAAATTATGAACATACACTTTTGTTTGCCAATGAAAATAAGGTATGTCGGGTTGTGCCGAAACAAATACTAAATCAGATATCATATTATTTTTTATTAAAAAAATAATTAAGATATTAAATAGTTAAATGGTAAAGTCCTCAAATTTATCACCATCAACACAAGCAATTAAATTTTTTAACTTTCTTACATTTTCATACACAGTATAAACAAACGTTTGATACGTAGGTTCATCAATATTTTGAAAGTTATTTGGAGCGTCATCCCAAAAAAAGTTTAAACTATTTTGAGTTGCCATAAATATATTATAGTAATTATCACATTCAGGACAACTTCTAGGTGGTATTTCAGGTGTACCAACAGTCCCTAAACCCATAAACTCCCAATTTGTCCCATTTAAATCACCCCTCCAAACTTTAGTCGCAGTTCCCGGTGTTTGAGCAACATTACTAGCGTTATATGGTCCCGCACTACCTCGAACTGTTGAAGTTGATTTTATCATTACTTCCAACCATTGATATTCAGTATCTCGATAAAAATTTGCAACCCACGATGATGGTGTTTGATTTAACAGAGTACTACCATAAATTCCACCATACACTAATAATTTTACATAGTGTCTTCCTCCACCATCATAACCTGTTCTATAATAAAGATTTTGTTTTTGTGTTGTACTATCAGATAAATCCGCGCCTGGTGATAACCAATTATCACCGGGATTTCCACATAAAGTTGATGGTGGTCCGGGTGTTGGTGATGTTGAATTGCCACCTGAACCTAAACCTAATGTAAAATATCCGTTAGTCCCTACGTAAAGATTAGATGACGGTGTACCGTTCATATAAAATGTCGTGGGTAACGTTATTGGTGAACTTGTATATCCATCATCAACACTTGTAAAACCCCCACTATAAAGAGTATACGTTGAGGTGGATGGTGGCCAAGTTAATGTTTGACTCGGAATGAATTGATATGTAATTGAAGCGGGATTTGATATCTGATACCATTGAGAAACCGAACTATATAAGGAATCTCTAGTCGCCCTATAAGTGCTTGCCATATCATCACAAATACCACCAGGTGCGGATGTAAATATATTTTGAGCGTTAGCCCCTATTACCGGAAAATAGGACGCACAATAATCATCAAAATCAAAAAAATACATATATCAAATTTTAAAAATTTTATATTAAACAATATGTTGTTCCCGAATTTGGTATAAAGTTTCCATCATCATCAACCCATAATTCGTCAAACGTATCACCATCAATTACTGACCACATATTTTTTATTGAACACATATATTCTTTCATTGAAGTGTCGTAATCAGTATATAATGTTTCTAAATCCGATGTCTCAAACGATGTACCGTAATCATACGTAACACTAACCGCACTCAATTGAAGAGGTGGGAAAGGATTAATTGGAACGTTTACCGTATTTGTGGTTGTCCCCGTTTCTTGACCCCAATTATTGTAAGCAAAATCAAAATAGTCTTCATATGTTGGGTATGTTGCTTGAGAAGTCAAACTATAATCGTAATTAAATCTAAAGAGAAATAATGTTTTAGTTAAAATCTCAACATACTTATCAAACTCAATTTGTTTTTCAATCATATCAACCCATAAGTTTAAATATGTTGGAGAACAACCTTGGTCTATGTTTTGTGTAAACCCTGACTGTGCCGATGTGATAAACCATTCCGCAACCGCCTTTTTGAAGGCATCTCTAGTTGCTCTAGCGGTACCTAATAAATCTTCCCAATCTGTAGGTATCGCACCACCACCACATCCAACAACACTACCCCCATTACCACTTTCACTCCACGTATCACTGTCAAACGTCCAATAGTCTTCAAAATCAAAAAAATACATATTTTAAAATATTAACACAAATCATTATCGTCTTGTTTATTAGGTCCACAGAATGGGTCAAGACCACCACAATCATTTAAATTTTGAGGGTAACCACAAGGTAAATCCTCACCATTATTAGCAACAATATCATTACCTCTAATAAGTGGTGTATTTGTAAACACCCAACGTCTAATAGAATGAAATAATAAATAATTATTAGACCAAGTAAACGGTCTCATAGAATGAACCATATTTGATTTTCTCTTTAACATATTAAATCTTAATTGACCGATTTGAGTTAAAATCTCACTTTCAATCTCATCGTAAAAAGTTGTCGACCAACTACTTGATATTGGGTCCCAAGCGTATCCAACCGATGTGTCGACAGTTCCAACTTTTATCACATCACCAGGCTGACCTGTCACAGGTAAACTACCAACGTTACTAACAGACCTAATAAATCTAATATCATCAGTATACGCCGATAATGTCGAACCAATTGTGGTTACATACCAACCTTCCATTTGAGATGCTTTAATATTCTTATAACCTCTAATTTTTATAGGTCTCCCTTTTTGAAAGAAGTTACCCGGATACGAATAACCCTGTATGTAGCTAACATCAGGTATTGAAACACCTACATCACTATCACAAAAACCACTATATAAATTCTCAACATATGTTGAGGATTGTTTAAAAAACAAATCTAAAGCACTACGAATAAACGCGGCCGAATTGGAATTCTCTATTGCTAAATTATATGAATTATCCACATTTTGAACACTGGTGTAGTCACATAAACAATTTGGTGACCCAAAAGCCGTTATCGCTTGATGTGTTGGTACATTATATTCATCATCCATAAAATCAATACGTGAAATAAATTCATAAGGAATACAATTCTTACTACAAGCACAAGATATATCATAATGAATTTTCATATTTACAATAATGTCAACATCTAATAAACTCACTGTTGATTCACAATCACTATTAATTGTTATTTGATTTGTAGTTGAATTAACATTTACACTACCAATACCATCATAAGTTAATAACAAATTTCTAACCGTGGTCGCAAACAAAGATTCACTAGGTGCTTCGGATAATGTATCCCCTGTGAAAAATTTAACACTCTTAGTAATACCACTTACTATGGTTATCACCTCAAAAATCGCCTCATTTAACACACAATTTTCCTCATTAAGTGTTAAATCAGTATAACCTTCATTCAACATTAATAACGGTGTCTTTTTAATTAATTCCCCATTATTTTGAAAATCATCTTCACATAAATTGTAAACCTCATATGAAACAGAACAAGATATCCCTTCTAATATAATTATAAGCTCCTTAACACACCCATTATTATCAATCACCTTAACAGTGTATGTCCCTGCAGATAAACCCGTAACTAACATACCTGTTTGACCATTTACATTCTCACTCCACTCTATTGTGAAAGGTGCTTGACCGCTTGTTATAAAAATTTCAATCACACCATTATTAGAAAATGTTGGATTAACTTTATTATATGTAAAATCAACTAATGATGATGATTCCCCAATATAAAAACTAGATGATTGAGTACAAGGGACAGATGTGTCAGTAACACTCACAGTATAACTACCAACAGATAAGTTCCCAAATGGTTGTGTCTTAACTGAGGTAGTATTAGTTTGACCGTTTATATTATAAATAAACGGACCTTCACCACCCGTCACATCAATTTGAACCTTACCATTATTAGAACCACAAGTTGTTCCTGTTGTTGAAACATCAAACTCAAATCCCACAATATTTTCTATAGTATATGTATCAGTAAAAGAACACCCACTACCATCTTTAATCGTTAACGTATATTCACCATTAGTTAATTGGGTGAATGTGTATGTTTGTAGTGTCGTATTAACATCAGGAGGATTCATAGGCCCTGTTAATTGATACAAATATGGTGGAGTTCCGTTTGTAATTGAAAGTCCAATTGTTCCTTGATTATTACCACACGTTGAATTAGTTGCCGCAACCTGAACAATATTAAAACTAGTTGGAACTGTAATATTTACACCCCCCGTTACAGAACATAACCCAGCATCTTGAATGAAATAATTAAATTGACCTGAAGCTAAAGTATTCCAAGTCATAACGTTATCAAATCTCACATCAATTACATTATTGGACCCCGAATAGTAATATGGTGGTGTTCCACCTGAAACTTGTATATTTACAACCCCATCACTAACAAAACAACCAGGTTGGGTTACAAATTGACCTGCAACACCTAATTTGTCAACTAAAACCACATTAGCACTTTTAGTAACAATACAACCTGAATTATCACCAACTGTCACACTATAAGTTCCAACACTTAAATTCTCAATACTTGATGTTGTTGCACCGTTTGACCAAAGATAGGTGAATGGTGGACTACCGACAACATCGGTTACATAAATTTTACCTGTGGTTACATTACAACCTGAATCATTAACGATATAAAAGTCGTAATCAAGAGTCGTCGAATCTTGAACAATTACCGAATTTGTTGTTGCAGTACAACCACCATTATCAATCACTTTAACATAATAAGTTCCTGGCGATAACTCAGAAAAGGACACACCATTAGGTATATTAGTTGTTCCTGATGTTATATAACCTAATGTATTGTGATATAATAAGTATTTATTTGAACCGTAGTCATTTTGTGTGTAGGCAGATAGAACACCATTATTTAATCCACACACAGTATTTGTTACACCGGTAATTGATGTACACAACCCACTAGATATATAGACCGACATAAAAAATCGACTATTTATAGGTTCAGTACAACTATCAACAACATTAAAGTTATAAGTCCCGGCAGTTAAACCTGTAATATCATATGAGGTTACACCGGCACCTAACGATACTGTATTACTAAAAGGGGATACCCATTCTATACTATAATCGGGAGCGGTCCCTACTATTTCAATATTAAATGAACCACCACTTAAATTACTACAATCTCCGGTAACACCTACTAAGTTAACATTTAATCCACAAGCCATTAATTACAACATAAATCCATATTTATACCAACATTTAATTTAAATGTTAGTCCTTGAGTATCTTCAGAACATATTGAGTTATATACTGTGACATTACCATCACCACTCAATACATAGTCATACCCACTTTGACTTAATTCATCCAACGATGACACTAATGCACTATACCATTGTGCATTTGTTGGTGAACTCAAATTAGGAACTGAAAAACCAACTCCGTCAAAAAATTTCTTTTTAATTATTATATAATCATTTAAACGTAAGTCAACAAACCATTGAGTTCGAAGTGCATTTAAATTACAATTATTCGCCGTTTTACCTTGAGATGTTATCTTATCTGTAACCAACTTACCTAAAATACCTGAGAACGTTGTTATTGTTGCACTTGTTGGGTATATTGGACATTGAACACTCTGAATAGGACAATCAACAGGTAAAAATGTTGATGTTGTAGAACACGGTTTACAAGGTATCGGAACAATCTGACACCCTCTTTGTCTTCTCCAAGCATGTTTTTGACGATGGAAAATTGAATTCTCGTATTTAACACCTGTACTCCATATTGTAGTTGCCGGAATCATTTGTTCAACCAATCTAACCCAATAATCACCCAAACCATTCACATATTGAATCATACTATCGTATGTGAAATTATTGTTAGGTTGATTTATCGCTTGTTCAGATAACAAATACTTCCAATATATTGATTCTAAGGTAGGATAACCCATAGATTTACCGTTAGTCATATATTGTCGATTTCTAACGTTAATCATATTTTTCCAAAATGATTGTGCAAACTCGAAAAACGTTTGTCTTTTTGGTTTGGGGTCAATTTGAGTCCAATCCACACCACCTCTTATAGGATATTTCACATTTGGAAATGACGCTTGAAACTGAGTATTACTCATTTTCATATTAACGGTTTCATACGGTGTTGGATTACAATGTGTCGGTGCAACATAAAACAAACCTTGATTTGGTATCGGATAATTGTATTGTCTTGACATATACCAAACATCATACGCCAACCCTTGAGCCGGATTCATATGTAAATCAATGTTCTTAACGTTTAACACCAATCTATCATCATCAGTGATATATTTAGCATTATAACCACCATCAATATTAACTCTGTAACCAACTTCATTATTAACCCAACTTTTATTATTATCTTTAGTTTTAGTTAATTTGTAACCTAAATTCATAAAAGGAAAATCCCTAAATCTATCTAAATAATCTTGACCGTAAGTATATGGTTTTAATGATGTTTGGAAATCAGGATTTGACCCAACAAATGTGCTACCATTTAAATTAACCACCTCTGGACCTCTATGGCTTGGTGTTTGTTCAAACCAACCACTACCTAATTGGAAAAAATAACTTTCACTATCGTCAGGTGCTGACGGATATCCTAATTCATCCATCGGAAATTCACTTCTACCTAACGAAACATCTTTAATTATATACTCAGTTGTAAACCCTGTAAATTGTGTTCCTTGGAACGTGTAGATATCATTAGGGTCTAAAATGACCGATTGTGAAACATAAGTCCCACCAGATATTTGGGCGAATTGTTTATCAAATTGTCGTAAGTTAATTACTTGGTCAGCTAAGTAAACATGTTCATTAAAATCAACCAATGCCTCAGGAGCACCAATCAATCTCATTAATATTTCAACCGATTTCCTTGTCCCTTTCGATTTAAACAAATACGCCGAATTTAGAATTATATTTCTAAAATATTGGTAATTTAATTCATCAGGTGTTTGTGATGTTTTAACCCCACTAAATTGTGATTTATCTTGATTTTTTTCACCAAAAACTGAACCTAAAAAATCTTCATTAGTGATTGGTGACATATTAGTTGTCCACCCTAATGTTTGTGCTAAATTTTTAAGTAATTGAGATGGTATATCATTACTAACATTATAATTAACGGAATTCATATACGCCAATGCGTCTATGAATTTTTTAGTTTCATCAAAACTTCTACCGTAAATTTGTAATGTTTTTTCAGTCTTTTGACCTAAAGTATCAAACTCTTTAAACGCACCTGTCGTTAAAAACCTTGAAATTAAATTAGTTTTATACCCATCAATGTTTTCAACTAACTCATTCAAACTTTCCAAATATCGAGTAAATGAAGGTGTTAGAATATCAATATTCCAATTTCCATTTAAAGGCCAAGTTAATTTTTTTTGAGTAGTACTATAACTACCATCATCATTTTCAACAGGAACATAAAATGATGAAGTGTAAATTGGTGTGACGTATCTATTCAATAAGAATTTTTCAACCTCATCAAAAGATTCGTTAAAAACTTTCGTAACTTCAAAATCATTAGGTTTAATATATAAATCAAGATACGCCTCTGTTTGCCCTAAAAATGGATTACCAAACACAGATACAGTTAAAGTCCCTTCAGTTATTGATTTAGTTTGTTTAACAAACGTAACATCATAAACCTCACCATTATAATACATTGAATATTTTGCATACTCAACACTCAAGTTTCTCAATGGGGAAACTTTAATTTCTCTTAACTCTAAGTTACGAGTAGATTCCGTTGTAAAATCAATATCAAATTGATTTCGTAATCGAGCAACATCCATATCAAATGTTGTTATATTACTTTCAGAATTATAAACAACATTAAATGCCGTAGCACCTGTTAAGTAATTAATACCAATAAAAGTTGACTCAATCGCCGCGGGAAAGTAATTTATAATTTTTTGAATTGATGTCGAAATTCTTTTAGTTAAAGAACCATATAATGAAAAATTAGTAACTTGACTTAAATCAAAATTAGGGTAAACTTGGAAGTTATTTTCAAAAATTTGTTTTGATTGTGCAACGTCGGTAATACCTAACGTAGTTAAATTGATAGGTTCAGAAAAAGTTCCCGTAATAAATTTACGATTACTTTTCTCACTAATTCCTGTTACAAAATCAAAATTTCCCTGCGTTAATCCACCACCCTGAACTAATTGGAATCCAACTAAATCGTCAGAGAATGTTCCAGCACCTGTGGCCGGAGTTGGGGGACAAACATATTTTCTAATCGCCATTATTGTAGTATATTTGTAAAGTTTTTACTAAAATCAACATCATCACCTCTGTCCTCTCTAACTTCATACAACAACTGATTAAATTGGTCTCTAATTTCGTATAAGTTATATTGTCTATAGATGTTATTATCCGTATCGTACATCGTGTAGATACCGTCATCCATAGATTTAGTTTGATTACCAAATAGAGCAATCGCCATTGTAGAGAAGTCGTGTTCTGCAATTTCAATATCTAAAGTTATTGGGTTAAAAAAAGTATTAGTAATAATCACATTTTGGTTTGGTTGACCAATATATGGAACCGCAACCGGTCTATTTGATGGGGTAGTTGAAGGTGTTAATGTACAAAACATTAAATTTGTTACATTATCACTATATCTATATCTAATAGCTTTTTGGGATGTGTTAGTTAAATTATCAATTACAGGCTCACAATAAAATGATGAGGTTATAATTCTAAAAAAATTAGGTATCTTAGTCCCATCAGCATTTAGATATTCAATTCTAAATCCAATTAAACCTTGAGACACAAATTTATTTTTGTATTCACTTGGGACTTGACTTAAATCAAAAACCAAACCTCTAACATTAGGTAATGCAGATAAAACCCCACAATCAATGATTTTAGTTCTTATTTCCGCAGGTCTTATCATTAATGTGTATATACCAATTCTATTGAATTCCTCAGCAGGTAACCTTAAATTATATAACCCACCTAAAATCTCAACATTGTTATTACCACCTGTCTCATCATTGTGAAAATAAGGTCGTAATACCGCAGTTGCATCCAACTTTGTTAAAACAAAGTTATCAGTCTCGTCTCTTGATGGTGTATAATTTAAAATTATCTCAACATCCTCCGGTGATACATCAGCCGGTCTTATCGTTCCATACGTTCCTGTTGCCATTATTATTACTCTTTTAAATAAATATCAATTTTATGTTTTTATGCGGTTTCATTAACTTTAAAAAACCCATAACCGTATTTTTCAATATCACCAACATTATCAACTTCCCCAATTCTCATTATAGCTTCAAGACCACTTTGTTTACCTCTCTCCATAACTATATCAGATTGGACTTGTAACTCATCAATAACATTAAGTAACGCTTCATTTTTAGTAATTGCGGAACACACTAACATATCTGATGTGATACCCGATGACTCAACAACAAAAACTGTTGTCCCATCAGGATAATCGAAATAATCAATATCGTTTATTGTATACGCAGTGTATATAACATTATCAATTGGTCCGTCAGGTCCATTATATGTAACATCATTTGATGGACCCCAAAATACTCCAATAGTGTTGGTATCTGCAGTTATTGATTGACCAATTCTAAATCTACCAGCATACAATGATATATCAAACTTACTACCATACACCTCTAAATCATTAACTGAAGAATATGTGTAACCCGTAACTAAAAAAGGTACTTTTGTGTAGTTATCACTTGACTGAGTTTCAACGTCACAGTCAGTATCACCACTAAATATATAATCATAATTTAAAGGTGTTCCTGACCAACTACCCCCCGCAGCTATAAAATGTGCAGTTCCTTTAGGATTGTCAATTGTTTCCCCTGAAAATGGAACTGTAATATCTTTAGTAATTACATTAATACCCCAAGGACTCATTCCTGACATAGTAATAGTAAAAGTCCCCGGATTAGTATATGTGTGGACATAACTTGTCGGAGAGATATTATTAACCGTTTGAGTTGGTGAAGTATCACCCCAATCAATTTTATAATCAGAAAAACTCAAATATTTCTTAAATTCAACATCGGAAGTATTATAAAAATAGAATCTATTAGGGTTCTGAGTATTCGCCGAGACTAAAAAATTAGTCATAGTATCTTGTTGAGTCACTAACCCATCAAAAACCGAATAATACCCAAAGTCAACCGTGTTTTGTGATATAAAAATAGGTATCGTTAAACCCGTTAATATTGAATTCCCATTAGTCCCACCTGTCACCACTTCAGACATTGACAAGTAACCATATGTTTGACCCGTAAAATATCTTGTTACCGCACTTGTATATATGTCACAACAATACACATACTCAGCATTTGTTGTGTCACTATTACCCGTATAATTTATTAAAAATAAATCATTTCTAATAACTTCAGGTGATATTCTATAATGAAATAATCTTTCTTCCATATTTACGGTTGGTTAACGTATTCATACCATTTTATTGGGGTATTAGTTCCAACTCTACCACCACTATTATTAAATACCGAATATGAGTATTTATTATAATCAAGAACTACCTTATAGAAAAAATATTTATTGGTGTCAAATAAAAACTTATTAGGTAATGTTGATTGTGGAACAGTCATCATTCTCATAAAACCACCTATTCTACCGTTAAAAAATTTAGCAGACATATAGAATGTTGAAATATTTATGTCGGTTCTATCTCTAAGCCAATAAATAAAAAACCCTTCTTTATCACCCACAAAATCAAGTTTAAAAACGGGTATTCTAATATTCACATCAGGTATTATTGGTGATATACTCGCCAACTCATTTCCACCCTGTTGAACAGGTATTATTATTGTAAAATACAATGTCTGATTAGCAGTATCATTAGTATCATAAAAATCCAACTTAAAAAATGATTTAGTGAACGGTTTTTCATAATAATATATTTGGTCGGTACTAAACCCTTCATTTAAATAGGTAGGCTCCCAATTAGCATCAGTTGCTACTAATATGTCCTGACCCGTTCCAGGTGAATTATCAAAAAAATTGAACTCGTAATTAATATCACTCCTTGTATTGTTAGAATGTGACTCGTGTGAGAATCTTGTTATTTCAAAATCTTTAGGACTACCAATAATCTCTTCTAATACACTTCTCTCATATTTTTCAATACTCGTGTCACGACCGTAATAATCCCATTTGATTTCAATCGGAATGTTAATATACCCATCATTCTGAGGTATTGTAAATCTATACTTATTCACAGTCATCAATTGTTGGTGATTGAACCTCGTTATCACTAATAAAATTAGTTCCTTCAGGAATTAACCTAAAAACATAATTCCTATATGGATAATGTTTCCCATTTAAAAACGGAAAATCAACACCATTACCATCTTGGTCAATAAAACCATATGTATATAAATCCCTCCAAATAAAAGAATTTTTATTTTGTGAGAAATATGAATAATCAGGTACTATTGTTAAATTATCATTAGCACCTTCTTCAATATAATCAGAAAAGACTCTAATAGTTAATTTATGGTTTGGCTGATAATAATACCCCTTCATATTGTTATAATTCTGAGTGGGATTCTCTTTTATATCAAAGACATTATTGTTAAAAACAAACTTGTGATATAAGAAAGACACAACACGTTCTTTTTGTTCAAAATTATTCCATTCACATAAATCACCATCAATTATCATATCTTTTTTTAATGAATCAACATATGCAAATGTGTCAGTTTTACCACCTATCGTTCTTGTATAAGCCTTAATAGGGAAAGTAGTTGATGATTTAGTATTATTTTTATCCCACCAAGCATCAGGTTTATCATTAATCAACGGTAAATTAAACTCATAACCTTGTTTTAATTTATAATTAGTATTTTGAGTCCAACCAAAAAACCCTTTCCAAATTACATTAAAAAACAATTCATTAACGGGTCTTTTTTGATTATCAATTAAACCATTTAGGTTGAAATCTTTATTAAATGACAATGTATATGACTGAGAACCTTCTTTAACCGACACTCTCGATATTTTATTAGGCGTAAATCCACTACTCTCGTATTTCTTTGTTTTACCAAATACGTTTTGCTCAAACCCAGATTTTACCAAAACATAATCCTCAACATTTGACAATAGTTTTAATTCTTTTACGTAATACTCAGAAGTAGTGTCAAGTGGATTATTAATATCAACAACTCTCTTAAATGTTCCTGTTTTACCATTTGAAAATGTATTACCAACAAAACCATAATTAAATACACTAAAAATATACTCATTACTACCCATCAAACCATTACCCAATGAGAATACCTGAAAATAACTTTCACCTTGATAGTTAAAACTTAATTTTACATACTCACCAACACTCAACCCATGTTTCATTTGACAAGTAAATAATACCACATTGTTACCACTATCATTCGCATTTATAATACTAAATGGTATTCCATCACCCGACTTCCAAAGGATTGTTGTACTAACATTTTTATCATAACAAGCTAAATCTTTAGTGTAATTGTTTTTATAACCATAACTTAAATAAAAATTCCAATTATAACTTGAAGCACTTTTTGACTCAAACGTTATATGGTTATTTGGTGGTATAGTATAACCTGAAATATTATAATCAGTCCTAATAAAATCAAATTCAGTATATTGTGGAAACCCTTTCCACTTTACTGATTCAGGGTCACTTAGACATTGTTGTTTAGCCAATGTTTTAGCATCAACATAATACAAATTGTTTTCAAATGGTACATAATTTGTTTGACCCGTATACGCATTTTTAAAAATTATAGAAAATTTACCCGTTGGTCTAAATGTTGTGGATTTTTGTCTTTCATCGTCAAAAACTTGAGCCAAACTCAAATTAACATTTCTATCAAATTCAACAATTTCTTTATAATTTTGTTTTAATGGTATTTGTAAAGCCGACACGATTTCGGGTGCCGACTTATACCTTAAAGTACTTAAAACAATTCTTATTTCTTTATTATTACCCATTATTTATCTGTTATTACGTCAGTTTCAATCCATTTTTTCGTAAACCTATCAAACGCCGATTTACCTTGATATAATCCAAAATAGAAATAAAACGGTGCTCCTGTATTAATAATTCGTTCCGATTGTGGAGTACCAACACCCGGATTGTTTTTATCCCAAAACGTTACCTCAGCTCGTTGAACTGGTGGTATCGCACCATTCACAGAATAAATATTACCTCTAAAGTATTTTGTTACTAAACTACCATTAGTTCTAAAATACCTTGATGATTTTAATAACCTATCCAAATCTTGATATCCATAACTAAAGAATGTTTTATCTGAAAATGGATTTGTTGACCATTCATTATACTGAGACCCAAATATACTATCCGTTGGGTATGGTGACCCCACTAAAGAACTACCACCTTCCCAATCTTTATCTTCATTTTTATTAGGTTTAATAAACCATTGATAAAAAGGAACTACTTGAGTATTAACTTTAAAGTATTCAAACGCACAATCAGAATTATTAATAGTATTTTCATCAGAAATTATTGTTCGTTTAGGTGTTACGTAGTCTCTAATTTGAGTATTTGACGAATAATAGATACCAAAAACCGCGTTTTTAGAATTCGCACCGTTGTAAAACACATCCTCACAACTATCATAATTTTCATCACTAAAACCAACAGTTCCTAACTCAGAATTAATACTAACCATTTGAGCATAATCACCATCAATTTTTAAATTTTTACGACTAAAATAAGTTAATACTTGTCCAACACCTACAACATCTAAAATTTTATCTAATTGACTTCTGTTTACTAATCTTGAAATAATAAACGTATTTAATAAATCTGAGATATCCTTAAAGGTTGTTGTGTCCAAATCTTTCATTATGTAACCATCGTAATCATCTGAAAATACAATGTCTTGAGTATATGAATCTCTAGGTCCTAAATCAGTAACAGTCGTTGGGAACAATAAGTTATTAACATTACCTCCAAATTCTTTACGTGTGAACCAATTTTTAGGATTTTTTCGACCGACAAAACCACTAGTTGGACTATAAGGACTACTTCTATAATAGAAATTATTACTATCAGTATTAAAATACACATTATTTTTACAAAAACAGTTATACGGTTGATTTCTCTTTTTTGGGTCACCTTCTAACGGACTTGTAAATCTTCTTGAGTTTTTAAATGAAAATGCGTATAAAGTACCATTTATCCAATTATTAGTGAAGTAATGTGAAAACACATTTCTACAAGCCGCGAAGGTAATAACCATTCTAGCTCTCCATTCTTTTAACAACCTCCAATCCAATTGTAAAGTTTCAAAAGGAACTGTCACCAATTGATAACACCCTGAATTGAATACTGGTTCAGGTTGAACACCATACCCCTCAACACTACCCGCAGGTACTCTATTACCCCAACAATCCCCAGGACCTGATGAAGGTATTGGCACCGTTAAATCACGTTTACGATAATCAAATGTATTATCAGGAGTAATATAATAACAATCTAACGGTATTAACCCCTCACATGAAAAAGTATTTAGGATATCAGCACAATCTGACTCAGCATTTGCTGCCAAACTATCACCTGAGTTACCCACACCTGACACTGAAGAATCAGCCCCTGTCACAACTGCAGTTCCTTCATCAGTTATTTGGTAAAATTTAAATGAATTGTTAGACATCAATGTATAACTAATTGACGCAATTTTTTTATTCTTTTCTTCAACTGATGACGAAGGTAATCTATCTGACCTCATAACTATTTGTCTACCACTATCACCTGTTGTTACATTTATAGGTTGGAGTTGGTTAATACTTTTATATGTTCTACAAATAAATGTCGAACCATTAAGATAACCTTCGTCAGGTTTCAAATATGCTATTGTGATTTGGTGATACTTAGGGTTACCGTCACAACAACCACCACAATTTAACAAACTATAATTAACACAATCTCCGTTTTCAACATAATAACTTTTACCAGCACCGTTAGCTCTAACATTAATCGAAGCATAATTACCACCTTCAATTATTTCATTATTAAAATACCCTCTATTATGTCTACTACCAATGTTCAGAGATTTAGTACCATTATCGTAAGTTCTTAAATTATCATAAACTTGAATACCTTTAGTTAAAATTCTTCGACAATTAGGGTCAGTGTTATCACTGTCATATGTACTCGCAGCAAATATATATGTCGCCAACGCATTAGTCCCATTACCGTAATTAGCTATTGAAGCGTTACCATAAATTCTAACTCCTTTTCCACTTGATGTTGCCAAACTATGAGTCCCTTTATTACCGGCAGTATAAAACTCATTAGCATCACCCTCATCAATAGATGAATAATAAGTACACGCAGTTGTAGTAAATGATTTAAAATCACAGTAACCCGCAGGTCTATACAATGGGTCTTTTTCTGGTGGATTATATTTTTCAGGGTCTTTAGGATTACCATCAGCATCAAAAAAACTTTCAGGGTCATCTTCAGGACCAACCGCTAAACTATTAGATGATGGTTTCCACATAAATGTATCGTGAAATAACGTACCACCACCATAAGTGTCCGCATTACTACTTTGAGGAATGTTATGTCTTACACATCTAACACCACCTTGTATCGGAATATTCATTCTAGCGTTTGGTATTGTAACTATTTTTTTACCAAACGTGCGTTGACCATACAACTTACTTAAATCATACGATATTGATGTTTTAGGTGAATTTGGGTCAACACCTCTAACAAAAAACACAACTCTTAAATTATTCGAATTATTTAAATAGTCTTTTATTGGTCCCGGACCACCACCACTATAATTAGTCCTATCATAAACTTGATTTTGAAGTAAACCACAATCTAGAGACGCATCCTCAGCCTTAGAAGTCACATTTATCCAATAACCAGCAGTAATAACTCTAGAATAAAATGAATTAGGTAAATTAGGACCACCCACCAACGATTCAACGTCCCCAACATACTTAGCCAACGGTTCATTATGTATCACCTGAAGATATTCAATATCTATTGGAAATTTATGATACGAAATTTCTGAACTACCCGTTATTTGATAAATTGTTTGTTTATTGGAACCTTTACCTGAATTAGTAAAAGGTTGAGCAGGGTCTGCATAATTAACGGTAACAGGGGTTATATTAACTTTAGGATTACTAAGATAAGTTGTACCTATGGTTCTACCCGTAATACTATTAGTCCCTAAATCATTTGACGGTACAACATTTAAAATATTAGGGTCCTGACTTTTAGCAGTGTCAACAGTTGTAAACATACCACCAACATTAAAAGTACCCGCCTCCTCAGCATCAATTATAATAGCAATTACGTTATCTAAATGATGTAACCCATTAAATTGGTCATTTGAAACGGTTAACGGTCCACCGTTTAAACCTGTTTCGAATCTAACTCCAATTTGATTTACACCACCTCCAGGATTATCATCTGAATCATCAAAGTATTTAGCTTTAACATTAAACAAATTAAACCGTTCATGCCAAGGTAAATCAGTTGAGTGTAATATCTTTTTATCATTAGCGTAATTACTAATTTGCATCGAACCCGGACATCCTTTATCCGACCCATAACCCGCAGGTTTAAAACCTGTAATGTAAGTATTATCATTACTAGGCCATTGAGAAAACGACCCCAAACTACCTTCAGGATTATAATTATAAGGTCTTGGATAATAAGCACCCGGAACTAATAGGTCGGCCGATGGTGAATTAGACGAAGTAACTTCATCAGGTGGTGGTGGAGGTGGAACAGGTTTTGGTGGAGCAACGTCACAAGAACAAAGTTCACAGTCAGGGTATGTTATATTAGGTAAAGGTAATACCGTTTCTTCACATTTCTTTTCAATGTCTTTAAACATTTTCTTATATTTAGTACATCTAGGACCCGCAAAAGAACGAAATGGATACCAACTAATCGTGTAGGCGATGGAAAATCCAATTTTCGCTAAGAAACACCAGAAGTCCGCCAATACCTCAACAATAGGTTTTATAATATTACATAAAACCCACATATATAAATGGAAAATAAATATAAGTATAAATAAAATCACATACGCAATTATCATTAATACTTGGAATAGAATGAATATAATATCAATTCTATACATTGCATCATTTGACGGGAATTTATTTGTTGTCGCCTCACAAGTATCATCTAAAATATTTTTAATCGCAATAATTCTATTATTAGAATCACCTCTACGAAATTCTGTAATTAATTGTGATACTGTGTAGACTTTATTGTATTGCATCTCATAAAACCTATCCTGACAATTAATCGCCTCCAACACCATAGTTTGACCTAAAGTCGTTAAATTACCAAGATTATCTCTTTCACCATAATCCTCCCAATCTAAACTAAACGCATACGACGCTTTAGCAGCACGACCATTGTTTGTATTTGGAACCGTGCTATTATAATCACAAGGATTATCAACATTACCAAATAAACCAGTACCTGCAACCGTACGGTTTGTTAATGGGTCGATACCTTCAGCACCTGTCCATCCATATTCTTTAATATTAGGAACTAAAAAACTACCTCTTCTAATTCTGGCACCTAAATCAGTTGATTGACCCCAAGACACCTTAAAACGATATCGTCCTTTAGTAGGTATTCCTTTTGAAGGGTCTTTAGATATAACTTGTTCACCAAATTCATTGGTAACCACATAATCCAAGTTCATTGGGACATCAAAAAGCCAAGTCCCATTATCATCAATTACCTGACCACCCTCCTCAAAATCTGCAACCTCTAAAGCCGGACGACCATTAATATCCGTTTTAATTGTCTGTCTAACGGCCTGTATTTGACCCGGACCCGCAACTAAAGAACATAAACTACCTGATTTTAAGGCCGGTTTACATTTAAGTTTAAGTGCGTGGTCTTCATTTGATGAGATTACCGACCCCATAAAAATAGCGGTAGGTCGTATTGTTATATTTTTTTCCGAAGATAAATCAAAGTCAGTTCTTGTTATACCAACAACACAAGCATTTTCATCACCCCAAAACGGCAACACCTCTAAAGTTCTATTTATTGTTATAATTTGAGGTAATTCATTTAAATTACTTGATGATTTGAATTTAGTTCCGTCAACTTGTTGTGGTGTCGCAACCCCCATTCTAATTAAATCTTGTGGTGATAATGAAAATTCACCAATATCAGATAAATCAACATTTACAACAATTGATTGAGACCCTAAAGGAACCCCTAAAATCATATAATCCCCACTTTCATTTGTTACTGCATTATATTTATAATACTTGTCATAAATTTCGACTTTAGTTGGATTGGTTAAAACCTCTTCTCTCGAATAAAAGGACCCTGTTGGAATGTGGTTAGAATACGACTGTTCTTTAGGTAATAAATTATATCTATAACCATCACCATTTAACTGAGTTAAATTTTTATAGGGGTATAAATCAGCAATTATCGGATTATTTAATTCATCCGACTCACTTAATGGGACAAATATTGATACTTTAGCATTTGGTACTCCAAAACCGTTGTTAATACTAACACGACCGACCAACACACCATAATCTGAACATCTTCTTGTGTAAACATCATCCTGTAAAATTTTAAGTGATAAAATCTCAAGAGATTCAAAGTCTTGGTCAAACTTAACTCTAATTGATTTATCAACACCAGGTGTTGTTCTTATTCTGTATGAATTCGACATTATTTTCTTTTAAAATAAATAGTTTATATACTATTTTTAAAAGATAACTGATATATTTTCAAAATAAATCATCAACTAAAATTAGTTGTTGATAGATTTTTAACTCTTACATTAATATCATTACCGGGGAACCTAATTTGATAGGTCTGACCTGGTTCTGCAAATATTGTATCATCAATTAATTCAATCTCCCTTGTTTGACTATCAACATATCTTTGTGATGTTTGTGAAGACGAATATTGACCACCAACCTTATTAAATACTTTAATGTCTGAAACACTGATAACACCATTTTGTTCCTGAATTAGTCTTCTAATCTCAGAAATATTTACGTTTTGTCCCATCTGTCTGTTTCCTGGGTCAAAAAAATCTGAGATTGTATTAATAATTTGACTAATAACCGAACCTTGGTTTTGACTTGAATCTAACACAACATCAATATTAACACCTAAATCAATAACATTAGCAACCTGAATTGATATGTAGTCATTCATCATTCGATAATTTGAAAGATAATTAGCGACGTTATTCTTTAACGTATTTGAAACCACCTCAGTTAGTTTACCATTTTCGTCATAAGACAACATTTTAATGTTAACCTTGTTATTTTCTTCAGTAATTGATACTTTAGCAGGGGCCCCAAATTGTGACGGCATTGTTCTAATTAAAGAATCATAATCGTTAACAGTAACCGCTCTGTTTTGAGCCGCAAAGTTAAAGGATACTAAGTTTCTCACTTCTTCAACCGTTGGGAAATCGGCACCACCAATCGCTGCGGTAACATTCGTACATCTCAATGAATTAACAACAGTAGTATTAACTGATTCTGAAGGACCGTTTACAAAGAAAGACACTGTTCCAATTTGTGTTATAACGTTAACGCCAATATTACTTGATTGACCACCACCAATACGATACTGAACAAACAATGTTGTATTAGCCTTTAAGGTACTACCCAATGCGAAATTATTTGAATACTTATATAGATTTAATTTATAACCATTTCGAGCAAATTCTCTTAGTTGTTCATCCGCCGATTGACTACCACCACCAAATGTCATTTTTAAGAAACCTTCAGGTGTGTATTCTGTAATAAATTTATCATTAACCGTTAGATACTTACCAACTTTAATACCAGGACTGTCCGAAACTTTAGTAGGGTCTTCCACAAAAACTCTATCTTCAGCCAAGGCTTTAACTTCATACCATCTGTTATCCAAACCTAAAAATTCTTGAACCGAAGGGACACTACCAAATTGAGTTCCATCTTTTAATAACACACTTGTAACACCTAAAACATTTTTTTCAGGTAAAAACACTTCATAAAATGGTTTAACTTCACCGGCAGTTATCACTTTCTTAAACACCTTAGTCACACCGTTTACTACCGTTTCTCGTTTAACGATGGTGTAATTTATAAGTTTGTTATTAGAGTCAAAATTAGGAATTTTTAACCTATTTGGATAACCATCACCACTAATTGGTGATGCAAAATCTATATCATAAACAGATTCAAAAACTTGTCCCGCACCATTAACCTGTGAACCTCTCCTTAATATACCACAGTATCTAATATCCTCTTTATCACCATAAGCCGGAACTGTTATTGAAAAGTCAACCATAGCTACTGAAGGTCTTTGACCCGGAACTTTTAATCCGTAAGTCCTTGCGATATTATAAATTGAAGACCTTTGTTGTGCGTATTGTAATACGGTTTCTTGAATACTTCTATCAATGTTGAAATGTAAGTTGTCTGTAACCGCAGCATTTAAATCTAAAAACACTGAAAATATTGCCGCGTCATTAACATTCTCAATTAAGTCGGGATAATATGTTCTTGTAAAATTTATTAATTCAGTTCTTAAACCCTGAAAATCCCTAGTCGTGTATGATATTTTTTTATTACCCATATTATAGATTTATAATAACAAAATCACTTGAGCTAAATGCGTCATCATTTAACAAGTAATCTATTTTAATTTTTGCAGTATGTTCTTTAGTTCCTATACCCGGAACCCTAAACACTCGTTCATCATTACCATTAACAATTGTCCCCATATCTTCTTCACCTTCAGATGCCGGTGTTATTGTTAACTTACTAATTGTAATCCCCGGAATATACTCTTCAACCGAGTCTCTAATTTCAGCCTCAATTTGTGAAAATGTCGGACCATCTAATGGTTCAAATAAATATTCATATAACCTTGTCCCAAAATCAGGTAAATAATACCTAGTTCCTTTTCTTGTTAATAATAAATGAATTAGATTAGAACGAATTTCTTCTCTATTAGTATCCGATAAATCAAGATACTTACCAACGTAAGAATCTCTGAAAGGGAAATTTATACCATATGTTAATCCTTCTGCCATATAACATAAATATAATGTCGTTATAATTTTTTTGTATAATGGAATAAAATAAAAAACTCCCGACATTGCCGAGAGTTTTTATGATTTACGGTTTTTTTAAGATGAACACCCAAAACATTCAAATTCTGAATCTTGAGGTTTTTGTGGTATAACATCAACTGTTGGTTTTTCTTTTACAGGTTTTTCTCTTTTTGAGATATCCACCGCTAAGTGTTTAGCCCCCGTCGAAATCGCTTTAGTTCGGATATAGTAACTTAAAGTCTTTAACCCTCTCTCCCAACCGTGAAAGTGAGATGAGGTAATTTTTGACAATGTTGGGTTACTCATATAGATGTTCATTGATTGTGATTGGTCAATA